TGGAATGGTGCTGCAATCGGTGTTGCTTACGGCGGAACAGGACTCACTTCGGTTAGTGCCAATGCTATTTTGTACGGCGCTGGAACAAGCCCACTTGTTCCTCTCGCGATGGGAACTCAATACCAAGTGCTTCAAGCGGGTGCGAGCGCCCCGGTGTACGGTGCTCTTAATCTAGGACAATCCGCTGCTATTACAGGAACGCTTCCCGTGGCAAACGGAGGCACAAGTCAGACGAGCTTAACCGCCCACTATGTATTAGTGGGAAATGGAACAAGTGGGGTTACGCAAGTATCTCCTACCTCAAACGTTGGATATGTTCTGACTTCAAACGGCACAAGCTCGGATCCTTCTTTTCAGGCGGTTGCTAGTGCAATGCCTACTTTGAACGGGACGGCGGCTTCTCCTCTCAGTATTACAGCGGCAGGTGGAATTGGTTTAGCGACTCCGACATACATCAATATGGTTTTTATCAAAGCTTCCACATCTGGAACAACGGTAATTACCGCAACTCCAAGCATCTCCGCTTGTACCGCTGCAGGACAAGTTTTAAAGATTGTTTCAGAATCTTCGACTAATCTAGTGACGATTCAAAACAACGCTGACCTTTCTGGTTCACAAGTAGAACTCAATGGTCCATGGACTTCAGGAGAAAATAACGGTACGCCTTACACTCTAGACCTAATTTGTGACGGCGCTTCAACTCCTGAATGGGTTGAAATCTCTAGAAACAATTAAGGCGGATTCATGAATCGAATGAGAGCGATAGTTTGGGTTGTCCTGTTAGTTTCGGTCCCTGCGTGGGCGACAACTCCAACTGTTAGACAAATCGACCAAATAAATGCCAACGGCGGGAGCGTGCTCTCCGTTCCTTCCGTTGGGACTAAATTTTTAAGTGACACAAATACTGTAACCGTAACAGGTAAAACAATCAGCGGCGGAAGCAACACGCTTAGTCAACTCCCTGTCGCGACTCAAACAATTCAAGTCGTCGTAACTCCTTCGCCAAATGGATCAAATACTTCGTTCACGCTTTCAACTACGCCAGGTGCAGGAGTGGGAGTTTCTCTTTATCTCGATGGACTTGTATTAGCGCAAGGAAGTGGTTTAGATTACACGATATCAGGATCAACGATTACTATGGCCGTGGCCCCGTCCTCTGGACAAAGATTAATTGCGATTTATAGTCAATATTGAGGGATCTATGCGAAAGATGAAATTTTTTTTAACTCTGTTCTTGCTCAGCGCTACGACAGCCGTTGCTATGTACGTGCAGCAATCGGACGTAAAAACCCCTGCTCAAATCGAGTCTTCAGTCGCCACGGCGACCGGGAACCTTTCAAGCGGAACGGCTTGCGTATCTTCTCTTTCGTTTAGCGTTGGATCTTACGCGAGTCTCGGTACAGGTCAGTACATTTATGACACGACGAACCCGACTTACATTCCTTCAAATACAACTATATCTGCGCTTCCTGGCACTTGTTCTGCAGGTCAAATTAAAATGAGTGCCAATGCGACTCACAATGCGACAGGTGACACTATCACGGTTGGTGGTCCTAATAGTAATCTCGTTCACATCTCAGATTTTTGGGATGATATCGATTCTCAATTGTTTTCTACGTCTTGGACAAATGGGAATTTAGGTTGCGGTACTGCTGCAAATACGTATGTTTTAACTTGTAATGGCGCCGGGGCAACAACTTGGTCGCCAGCAAGCGGAGGCGGAAGTTTTTCGCCTGTCATAGCAAATTATTACGCAAGCACAAATCACGCTACCTCTGCAAACACTCAAATCAATTTCGATTCTATGACAATTGACACAAACAGCGCTGTAACAACTGGATCTAGTTGGAAATTTACAGTCCCCTCTCTCAGCCAGGGGTATTGTCGAGTCAGCGTGTGGACTAACAATACGAACTCTGGAAACGCTGCGATTTATCTTTATAAAAACGGATCTGCATATGTAGCCATGGGGTATGCGTCTGCAACATCATTTGAATCTTCATCAGGCACATATACTGTAAAAGTCAGTACATCAGACACTCTGGATTTTAGAAGTCCAAGCAGCACATTTACGGTTGGCGGTAACACCGTTCCAGGAAACGGTGCAGGACAGTCTTGGGTTGATATATTCTGTTTCTAAGGGGGGTTCGTGTTTAAGTTCAAGCTTGGTTCAGACGACATTCAATTAGGTATTTTGATTGTCTCTGGGCTTGCTATGCTCTCGGGAACGATTGCTTGGGCTATGACTCACTTCGCGAGCGTTGACGATGTGTCAGAACTTAGAACAGAAGTTCATGCGCTTTATCTTAAACTGATTCCAGAAAATGAAAGATCGCAATGAGCATAATTCCGCATCACACATCCGATGTTCTTTGCCCTCTTTGCGCTCAAAAGTTGATTCAAGCGCATCCCGAGATCACGATGTGGTTTCATTGGGCCAAAACAAAACACCCCGATTTGCACGTGTCATGGAGTTATCGGAATCAGGCTGAACAAACTCAAGCAGTTTCTAATGGCGCAAGTCGTCTAAATTATCCCGACAGTGCGCATAACAAAACCGACGCGAACGGAAATCCGTGCTCACTTGCCTTGGATGTCTTTCAAATAAATGACGCTGGACAGGCTGTTTTCGATCCTATTTTCTGCGCAAAACTTGACGCCGAAAGCGAAGCTGCCGGGTACATCATCAAATGGGGCGGAAACTTTAGATCACTTGGCGACAATGATCATTTTGAGATAGATGTTGCGCCGCCCGTAAACTCAGGGCAAAGTTAGTTTACAAGGAGAAATTTATGAACTCAGCTCTACTTCAATCATTGCTACCCATTCTTCAACCCATTGCTCTCGAAATCTACAACGCACTTCTTTTGCCAGAACTTCAGAAACTTGACGGACAAGTCGGTTCTCCTGAATTGAAAATCGTGGCTGATGCATTGCTTGCTGCTTGCCAGAACATCGTGCCAGCAGAAATCCAAAAAATTCCGTAACATTGGGCGCAACCATAACAAATCCAGCGGCGAACACCGCTGATGAGGTCATTAAATCAATCGAGAACATTCTGGTTCCGATTGCCGAAAATGCAATCATCGCGGCTGTTCCCGCTCTGGGTTTGCCAGTTATCAAACAAATCACCCAAGCGATAGAACAGGCGCTTGCGAATAAATTGACAGCACTCGCGCAACAAGGCATCACGTTTTCAATCATAGATGTGCAAGTTGGGACCGAGGAAAACAATATCTCGGAAGCACTTCAAAATTTAATCGCAGCAGAGAAATCAGGAAATGCGACAGAAATTCAAACAGCCATTCAAAATTATCAAGCCGCGCAAACATCGTTGGTTAATTCCGATGGTGCTAAGCAACCTACTGCTTAGCGGATGCGCGGTCACGATTCACGATGAACAATTTTGTTCTCCGTTGCCTGGGGGGTTGGGCGCTGTTTGCGATAACATGCTTACTGATAACCCTGAAACCTTAACTGAAGATCAGTGGAACGCATTGCAATTGTCTTGGCAATCCTCCGGGCTTGCAATCGAATGCACAACATCTCAGGCGGTAGGCGACATCAAAACAGCAATTGAACAACTCTGTTCGTCTACGTCCTGCGATACTGATACTCAAAAAAAAATTATTCAGGTGTTGAGCAAAATTCAAACCTTAGGCATCGTTAAAGTGAATCAAGGGGGTTGAATGGAAAAGAAATACGGTTGCTATGACGCGGCTGGAAAATACTTGAAATTCAATGTGCTCGCTCTTGACCCCGTTGATGCTCTCGCACAGGCGCAGGACGCAGACCCAGAAGCGGCGCAGGTGAAAGAAATACCGGACACTGATCATCGTTTGATAGGCGAACCGTAAGAAAGGGTGAGTTGTGGCTGAAATTGATCTGCCGTCGAACTACTTACTTTTCAATACCCTTCAAACAAAAAATCCTATTCTCGTTATTAAAATCGCAGGGCTGAATGATCTCCTGACGAATTCAGGTATTAACACTGAAATTCTTTACGGAGATCCTGGCGTCGATTACGGCGGTCCATTCGTGTATGGTGGAACTCGCCCTTGGTCAATGCTCCTTCCGAGCGGTGCTCTTGCGACGTTTAGGACTTATCTTGACATTTACGGAGGCAATCCGACCCTCAGTCAAACGCTTGAAATCGAGCAAGGCAAAGGATCGATTTCGACTTTGAATCTACGATTCATCGATTTCGATGGTTACATGACCTTATTGAGCTCGCCGGGATTTCTGATCCCTGAAATTCTAGGCGCTCAAGTCGACGTATTCCTGGGTTATCAGCAAACGTCTTATCCGACAGATTTCTTCGAGGTTTATCGTGGGTACATCACGATGATCGAAGACGCGCCGGGTGCTATCACGTATCAGATTTCAGACCCGAATGTGAAAAGACGCACTCAAATTTTTTATTGCGCTCAAACTTACGTGACTTTGCCGGTAGGAATTTCTGACACGATTATTTCCGTGCAAAGTAATTCCAGCTTTTTTAATCCAATAACCGGTCCAGATGGTACGTTAACTCCAAGTATTCATACGTATATCCAAATTGACAGCGAATGGATTGAATGCATACCCATTCAGCAAGCAAACGGCGGATACAGCGCTTACATTCAAGGAAACACTTACGTCGCGCAAGGGACTTACACGAACGGGATTACTGTCGCTTACATCGGAGGCGGTATTGCAGGCAGTGAAACAGTCACAGTACTGGGTCAAGCTATCGTCGTAAAAATTCAAGTAGGGGTCAGCACTGCCCTTCAGGTTTCGAATGCGGTCGACGCGAATTCTGATGCTCTTAATCTTGTTTCAATCGCAGTGAATCCTCTTCAAGAAAGTTTAACTCAAACAACGCAAGCGCCTACGGCGTTGGAATTAACGACTTATTCTGCGGCTGTGATTCAAGGGATTTTGTATATGGGCGCGCCTGGCGTTGGAAACAATGTCGCAATCACATACGTAAGTGGTGCTACTCAAGGAAACGAAACGGCATCAGTCGCGAGTACGAATTATTACGCTGCAACGATTCAAGGAATTACTTACATCGGCCTTGGAGGTTACGGACCGTCTGTGACAATTCAATACGTCACTGGCGGCATAGCAGGTCATGAAACGGTTACGGTCACTGGCCCTGACATTGTAGTGAACATTCAAGTCAATGTTTCAACGGCAGCGACAGTTGCGAATGCGGTTTTAGGCAATGCCGCTGCGATGATTTTAGTTCAAGTCATATTGAACCCTGATCTCGCAGGAGTTCAACAAAGTTTGCAAGCGCCTACGAATCTCGTCTTAACAGCTTATGAAGTGATCACTGTGACAATTGATCCAGGCGTGAGCAATACAACGAACGTCATCAACGCACTCAACACTTATATGTCGAGTGTCGGTCAGTGGGTGACGTGGGAATTGCTTCCTACTTGGGCGCTTACCGTTCAGCAAGTGTATCCGCTCACATATTTACAACTCGGACTTGCTGGCACTCAATTCGCTGTTATCAACCGAGCAGCACGTCAAAATGATTCGAGCGAAACTCCCGCGTCTGCTCACGATTCAGGAGCGACCGTTAACGCTGCGGTTCAGATAGGAGACAAAACTTATACTGAAAACGCGATTGATATGTCTCTGAAAGTTATGCTCTCGGGTTGGGACGGTCCTTGGATCACGGCGCAACCTTTGCTTGCAATCGGACCCCAGCCGGATTCGATGTCATTCATTCCTACCACAAACTTCATTACTCTACCTGCAAGCATTGACGCGGTAGGGACTTACAACCTTCAAGCGGGTGATTGGATTCTTTTAAGCGGCAGCAATTATTCTTCGAATAATGGTCAATATTTTCAGATTGTCAGATTCGCTGATGGCCCGATCACGAGCAACCAATTAATTTATTTAGACGCCACACTTCAAAAAGAACAATCTACACCCGCTACCGTATCGTTTCGTTCGCAATATGACGTGTATCCCACGACTTGCGGACTTCGAATGGTGCCGACCGATATCGATATCGCGGGACATCTTTACGTCAAGAACACGTTTTTAGGCGGAAATGGAAACGATTACGTTTTCTTTATCACGTCGACGGTGACGAGCGCGAAAGAATGGCTTGAACTTCAAGTTTACTTTCCTGTCGGTGCGTATTCCCTTACGAGGCGAGGTCAAGTCAGCGTAGGTTATCAAGCGCCTCCCATCGCAAATCAGAACATCGTCATACTCACGAAAGACAATGTTTTAGAACCTCAAAACATCAAGATTGTTCGCGCGACAAATCAACGCGGATTCTACAACGAAATCGATGTAGATTACGATTACGACGACGAAGGAGATCCGCAAAGTGAAGCTGTGTTCTTTGATGCCGACAGTTACACACAGATAGGCATTCTTTCTGTCCTTCAAATTCAAGCAAACGGAGTTTATTCAGGATCAGGAATCACGCCGGCGACACTCCTTCAAAGACGTGCATATTTTTACCTGCAGCAGTATAAGCGCGGTGCCGTTACTTTGTCTGTGAAAGTGAACTGGCAAATCGCAAGCACGACAGAAGCCGGTGACGTAGCGTTCATTCAAGACACAGGGATGTCTGGCGATCTTCAAATAGCGAACTTCAATACCGGTCAAAGAGGGCTTGGAAACACTTTATTTAAGGTCATAGGACGCACTTTTGACATCAAAGCGGGCAATGCGACCCTTAAATTGATCGGAGCGGTCGGGGCATCAAATAATGATCGATTCGCGGTGATTTCTCCTAGTTCGATTGTAAGTACAGGGAGCACGACTACTAGCATCATTATACAAGACAGTTTTGGTGCCCTCTATCCTGGCGATGAATCCAAGAAATGGGAGCAATTCGTAGGCCAGCAACTTTACGTGCATAGCTTTGATTATAGCGTCGCAGGGACTTGTACATTGAATTCGATAGGAACGGCGAACATTTATCAATTAAACGTGTCGGCATTGGGGTTCACGCCGTTACCTGGATACATCGTAGATATCGTCAATTACCCGAATTCTGTCGATCCTACGGTTGACTCACTTTATAAATTAATGTTCGTTTTCTTGGATCCGACTGTTTTTGTAGCGACAGGCATCGACAATTTGAATTTCACGGTTTCAAGCGGAGATATCAGCAAATTTTTCGTCGGTGCTCCTATCAGGATTCACGATTACAATTACGTGAATGATTCGGGCGATCTCACGATTGAAAGCATCACGGGAACCACTATCCGGGCATCGAGCAGTATTGGATTCGTACCGACAACGGGAATGTTGATTGACTTGATTGGGTTTCCAGATTTTCAGGTGAGTTCGAATTTAGCACTTGCCTATATTGGTCAACCCTATAGATTTATCTGAAAGGTGAAAAATGGCTCTTGATGTCGTTCCGCTGAGACAAAATATCCCGATTCCAGGTGCGCAATTTCTTTCGGCTGTGTCTGAAAATTTGATTCAGGCATTGGCAGGCGAAAATAATTTCATCAATTACTTTCAATATGAAGTGAAAGCGTTTTTCTTAAACGGCCCCTATTACAATGCGAGCCCGATTCCGCAACAAGCGACGGACGGATTGGCTATTTTCGAATTCAATTCTCAGATCATTGACGTGTGGATGTTCAATAACGTAGCGGGTACGAGCGGTGCGACGGAACTTGATCTTTTAATTTCTACTACTTCAGGCGGTGCGTTTACCTCGATCTTCAACGTGCAACCTCAAATCACTTATCAAGCGCCAAATTACACATGGGTGGGCGCTCCAAATCCCACTCTTATCGGAAATCAATACAATCCGCCGACGTATATCGTTCCGAGCTATACAGTACAACCTGTCTTAAATTCTAGTATTACGAATTTTATTCCCGCGCAAAGTGCGATTCGTTGTGATTTATTGTCGGTCATGCAAGGCGCTGAAAATTGCGGTATTCTCATCCACTGGAGGCCGATCTAATGGCAACTTATACAGTCAATGCGGGCACGATAGTTTCTGCCGCCGTTTATTTAAATGGAATCAGTCAGAGTTTTACGGTCCCTTCAAACAGTTATGCAATTCTGACCGCTGGCGCAACCGTGACTGACGGCGGAATCGTCATCAGCGGGAACGCTTGGGTTCTCACAACGCCGATCACGATAACCCTCGGTCCAGGTCAAACTATTTCAACAAACAACCTCGGTGCTCTCGTCGTAGGCGTTGTTTTAACGAACGCATAATTATTCTTGACTGATTAAAAATCATCTTGTAAGTCACGCGAATAACCAGGAGGTTATCTATGAGTGAACGCTGGCAAGAATGCCCGACGTGTCATGGCAGGGGCGATTACAAAGACCCTGTCTTATTCCGAACAATCAATTGCCCCAGGTGTGGCGGAACCGGATTCGACGGTGACGTGAACATCCATGATTACCGTGAACGCGTTTGCGACACGGAAACGGAATATTTCAAAGAACAAGACAATCTAAACAGAAGGTAAAAACGATGTATCATTCCGAAGAGTTTGAAGACCTCATAACGTCTTTAGGCAAAGCGCAAGCGTCTATGCAACCCGCCCCGAAAGATTCTGAAAATTCTCATTTCAAAAACAAGTACGCAGATCTTGCGTCTATTTTTAGTGTGATCAAAACACCGTTCGCATCTCACGGTTTGGTGATCACACAAGAAAATGAATTCAATCAACAAATGGGGGGTTGGGTTGTCTGGACTGTGCTTCGAAAAGGCAAGCAATGGTTGAAACACCCGACTCCGATATTGATGCGCGGCAACACAAGTATGGATTTCGGATCCGCTGAAACCTACGCACGTCGTCAAGGACTGCAAACTTTAGTCGGCGTCGCTGCCGATGATGACGATGACGGCGTTTCAGCTTCATTGCCCGCTAAACAAGCGAGAACAAGCCCGGTTAAACCCAAAACTCAAATTGCGACATCGCCTATCAAGCCCAAGGAAAACCCGGCTGTGATCAATCCTAGCGCGAATACGACGAAATCTGATGGATACATCATTCCGTTCGGCCCTTGGAAAGGACTAACAGTAGAAGAAGCCTATGACGCAAACGGTCCAAAAGCACTCGAAGCGTATGTGAAAGTAATAAAAGACAAAGCTGCTCAAGAAAATAAGCCGATACAAGGTGATGTGGCGGAATTTATTAAACGCGTAACCGATCTCATTTCTTGCGGAGGCGCGTTGTCTCCCGAGGAAAGCGCTTGGTTACACAGACAAGATCAGGAAGGGAATATATGAAAATCTCAATCTTAGCTTTACTTATATCGTCAACCGCATTCGCTGCGAATCCTGCTCCGAACCCAAGTCCTACGGCGACAGCAGAAATGCCTAAACTTGTGGGTCAACTCGTGTTCGATTCCTGGCCCGCCCTTCTTTCTCAGAATGATAAACAAATCGGTCCAGCAGAATGCACTCAGGTTTCGGACGGTAGATTTTTATGCTGCTATCACGGAACAAAACTCATCAACACCGACAACGCGATTGGAGTTTGCGCGAAATGGGTGATCAAGCCTTTGGTTCTAGCAAGTCCTAGTCCGGTTGCTGCGAAGTAACTAGATCGGACGAGCATAAGGAGTGAAAGATGGGTCATCCATTATTAGAAGAAGATCCAATGTGGGAAGTTTTGAGAATAGTAAATGAACCAGGGATGACCTGGAAAGTTCGGCGTGCCTTGTTGCGAGATAAATGCAAGCTCACCGAAGATGTGATTATTAAATTGGTTCCGGAAGATGCGCCGACCGATTACTAGATCGTATGCGTATTGATTAAGGAACCTAGTTACCATGAAGAAACGATCGAGCATCAAGTGCTGAGGTGAGTTATGAAATGCCCACATTGCCAGGCAGATAAAATGACTGTCGCCGAGTTCACGGCGGCATTCAAACCGGGAGATATGATCTCTGGCTGGTCCACCGGAAAGGTTGTTCAAGTGACTGCGATCGGTGAAAGCCGATTCTTGTACTTAGACGGAAACAGATTAGGTGCTCACGGCAAAGAATTTGTGACGAGCATTAGAGCATCTTGGTTTTGGAAGAAAGTCACGTCGGATGCATCTAAAGCATGAAGGGCAAAAATATGAAAGCATTTCACAATAAAGTTTCAATCAAAAATAAATATCTCAAGCGAGTGATTGCCCATCAAAAGGCTGATGAACTCGTAAAGGGTGAGACAGGTGGTGGTGGAAAAGGATGTGCAGTATGGTGTACTTTAGACAAATATGAGCACGCAGCCTATCCGGTAGAGCTAGGAATACCTGAATGGCTTGCAAGAGTTGAGGACACTCTGTTCGAAGGAATGACACTTAAGAAGTCAAAGACTTGGCCTGAAAAATTCTTAAAGGCGATTAAACCCGGTGTAGATCTCGAAAAAGCCAGAGTGCCATTTCTGGTTATGGTTTTAGAGCATTCTTTGGTTTCGATGGATAAGTGTAAATACGACGCAGTGAAATGGCCACAAGTCAAAGCTGCAATTGACCAGTCCAAGGCGGCAGTCACACAGATGATAGAAGCTCAAAAATCAGGCGATAACGACAAAATACAAGCGGCGTACTCGGCGTGCTTGGCGGCGTACTCGGCGGCGTACTCGGCGCGCTCGGCGGCGCGCTCGGCGCGCTCGGCGGCGCGCTCGGCGGCGTACTCGGCGTACTCGGCGTACTCGGCGGCGTACTCGGCGCACTCGGCCTCGCACTCGGCGGCGTACTCGGCGTACGCGGCGTACTCGGCGGCGTACTCGGCGGGCTCGGCGGCGCATGACTATTTTGCGGATGAGCTGATTAAGATTTTAAAAGGGATTAAAAGGATTGCATGACTGATAAAGAGAAAATTAAAGAATTAAGATTTCAATTACAGCTTGCCATTGACGCTCTTCGCTTGGCTGATAAGGCCATTCCTGGTGCTTCATTGAAAGATATGGCTGATTCTCTTGAAAAGAAAGCAAATGAAAATTCTTGATCTTTCGGCAGGAAATAGAGCGATTTGGTTCAATAAGCATCATCCTGACGCCTATTTCCTAGACTGTCGCGAGAAAGTAAATCCAGATCTCGTTTGCGATACCAGGAAAATCCCTGAGCAAGCCGGATCCGGGTACGACCTGGTTGTATTTGATCCGCCGCATGTGAACTTTGGAAAGACCAGCAATATGGCTAGATGTTACGGCCATCACACAACTGATGATATTCGAGACATCATTGCCGGATCCGCCAAAGAAGCGCACAGAGTAACCAAGGACGAAGCTTTGATGGCATTCAAATGGAATGACCACGATCAAGAGCTGAAAGATGTCCTGGCGCTCATGTCGAACTACTGGGAACCGCTATTTGGGCATTTAACCCGCAACGGGCCTTCAGCGCCATCGCAAACCTATTGGGTAATGCTCAAGAAGATTAGTCGGTATGCCCCCGCTGCAAGCAACGTGAAGGAGGATTAATGCCTGATTTTAGAGACGAAGCTGAGAAGCTTTACTGGGAGATAGATCAAGCAAGACTATCTCATGGAAATATTCAAGTGTGTTTCACCATGATCGAATCCTTCGCCCAGCGCATTTGGAATAGTGCGATTGAGGCTGGAATAGAGAAACAAGGCGGAAGATACGGTGCTGCGGCAACGAAGGATCTGCAAGTGCTCAAGCGCAAAGAGGGGGAGTGAAATGAGTGACGAAGAGTTTGAGAAAGAGTGTTTACGCAAAGACAATGAATTGAAGCGAAAGCTTAGAACAGCCAAACCAGAGGACTTTCAGATTGTAGACATTGGAGAGCCTTACCCTTATGCTGCGTCTTGGGCTGGATGCTGTGACATCGCTCTATTCAAAAGAAAGCAAGACTGCCAAACATTTATCAACACTTTTGGAAAGAAACCGAAATGACCCCACTTACACCGGAACGCGAGAAGGAGATTCGGGATAGTGCAGAAAAATGTGGGTGTCAATTTTGTGCTATTAAATTAGAACTCCTCGCCGAGCTGGACAGGGTGAGGGAAAATCAAGAGTTGTTGTGCAAAGAAATAAAAGATCAAGATAAAGAGTTAGAAACTTTACACTCTCAGCTTGAAGTGGCGATTGATGCGCTAGATTTTTACTCATTTGGAAACTTCGCGGTTGAGAAGAGTACTTACAAAGTTCTGGAATTAAAACGCATGATGCCCGGTATTGTCTGGGCGTGTGATCACCCAACTGAAGCAGAGATGCCCGTTAAAGCGGGAACTTTAGCCAAAGAAGCCCTCACTAAGATTGAGGGGATGGGGAAATGAGCGAAGCATTTTACGATGCAGTAGAGAGAGTCGAACTTAAAATTGATGATCTAAAGAAAGAGCGCGATCGACTTAAGCAGGCACTCCAATCAATAGCGGCATTCGATCAACCAGACGCAGTAAACCCATCTTATTGGATAAGCAACTCAATATCTAAAGAAGCGCTCGCAGACGTTATCGCCAATGATACCCACATGGCGAGAGTAGCATTAGAGGGCAACACCAAGATTGAGGAGATGGGGAAGTGAATGGGTTATCTAGCGTGTTTTGTCGGCGGAGTGCTTGTAGGATTTTTAATCGTCGTTTACATCGATAAATTGGGGTCTGGTCCAAACTGGTAGCGCCGTTGCCTTGGGAGTGAAGGGGATAGAAAATTAAATGGCTCTTTTCCTTGAAGTGAAACTCAACGAATCGATTTACCTGAACGAAGGGGAACTTGTGATTACGCCGACCGTTTCGAAAATCAGGCGCGTGATTTTACGAATTGAGGGAGATCAGGAAAAATATCGAATTACGAGGATCGCTGAGAAAAAATGGGGAAGAAAACAAAAGACAGAATTAGGGGTCAAATAAGCTGTGCTTGCTTGAGTGAAACCCCTGATGCCCAGGGCGGCTATGGTGGTAGCCCTGGGTTATTTATTGACTATAATGATGCGTTGTGTTATATTGAATTAACGAGGTATATATGAAAGCCCCACTCGCCTTTTGCATTGTCATCGCTTTATGTTGTCTAGGACTCACCCAGAGCTGCTCAAACGCGTATTTGAACCAGCGTTTACCTGATGACTTGCCGACGAAAGATCGCGCCTATAAGCCGTGTGAGACGCTTACAGGCGATGTCTTGGATCACTGTTTAGCTACGAGGGGAAAATAAATGGAAAATGAATTGCGCCAATTTTTACTTTTAGAAGCGAGTCGTATCGTGAAAATCGGAGGCGGTCCAGTACACCCAATCAAACTTTGCAATGAAGACGTAATCGTGAACGGCATCACGCTTCGAAACCATTTCGCCGGACTTGCCATGCAAGGTTGGCTCGCAGGTAGACAGAATCCGACGACAACGATTCAGGATCTACACAACATCGCGACGCTGAGCGTGGGGATGGCAGACGCGCTTATTTACGAACTTCTAAAAGAAAAAAAATCGACTTCCTAGTTGTTCATCTGCAGTCGTAAAGAACTAGGCGCGGTTTGCCGATGCGCATTCGGCTTGTTACAATAGGGAATGCAGTTCCCGTTTCTCGTCATAATCTGCATGGGTCACGCGATAAATTGCACATGCATTGACGAATCAGGACAATACGAATGCGAGAACGATCCGAGCATGGCAATCGTCGACACGTTTCAATATCCTACGAATGATGAAGACGACATCGTCTCCGAATCTCCCGCAGAGGAAATCCCTCTGACTTACACCTTCAAAGAATTTGACTTTTGAACGGTCATTTCGTAAATCAATCACATCAGTAAGCTCCGTGCCCCGACTGACTGAACACGGTCGGGGCGCATTGTTCAGGGGGGAATAGTGAGCAAGTACGATGACGCATTCATCGAAGTAATCAATTGGACTAAATATAATCCCAGAATGGACTCGAAACGACCACAATGGTTTCGCGTCGAAAAATCCTTAGCTCTCGGACCCGGCTTTCATGGGTTATCGTGCGAAGCGAAATGGCTTTGGATTATCATCTTATCTTTAGTATGCGAACAAAACGGTCAAGCTATCAGATGGAATTCAAATTATATACAAGCGATAACGTCAATTAAACCGAAAGACCAAGATGCTGCTATTGAAATCTTTGAGAAATTCGTCCGCTTGCGCGTGTCTCGCACAAAGTCGTGCGACACTCGCACGAACTCGCACGCTACGAGACGAGACGAGACGAACGAGACAAACAACTCTTGCTCATCTTCGATTCGCTTTGAGTTTGATTTGATCTATCAAAAATATCCAAGAAAATTAGGGAAGCAAAAAGGTATGTCTTTATGCAAAGCGCAAATTAAGACTCAAGACGATTTTGTCGATCTCTCGACGGCGGTCGATAATTATTGCAAGTATTTGCAAGCAAACAAAACGGAGGATAAATACGTGAAACATTTTTCGACATTCATGGCGAGCTGGCGCGATTGGTTGGATCCCCTTGCTGGTCAAGTTCACATCAAGAGCTCGCACGATGACGTGCTTAAACAAATCGACGAAGAGCTGGCAAGAGGGGGAATTCATGTTTGATCAACTGAAGCAAGTCGGAGCGAACGGACCGGACTGCGCCGGCAAAGAAATTTTTCAGATGTATATGCGAAAAGAAATTACGTTCGATGCTTATCTCGAGGCGAACGCGGTTTCTGTCGCTGAAAACCCGGAAGGATTAAAACCCAAACCATTCACACCGCTGCCAGCACCGCTTTATTCTTATTGCAACGACAGAATGCGCGGATTAAGAAAATACGAACCTGAAACAGGAAAGCGTTTAGGTTTGTGGGTTTTAGAAACAATCAAAACGCACGAAGACAACAAACACAACGCGAAGATTCTTTTGTGGGCAGAAGAAAAGCTAGCGCACACACGCGTGTCACTTACGAAACTTAAAGACGCAATCGTCGTGAGCAATATTAATTACGCACCGATGAAAGAAGTTACGCTTGCTATGAAAATTCAATCCATGGACATGATCGAAAGAGATTACGCAAAATGACGTTAGGGCAAGTAATTCTTTTTTTATTTGTCCTTGTGGTTTGTGCAAACGCCTTGTACCTTTTGGTGTTGTGGCTCAAAATAAAACGAAAGAACAAATACAATGCCAAAAGAACAGCGGACGGGTTCCCGAGTAAATTTGAAGCCGCCGTGTTTCAAATACTCTTACTTAGAGAGCGCGCTGGCGAGATTCGCGGTATCCGACGACAACACTGTGTGGATCTCGGCTATCGAATTAGGTGGAAAATTGATTTTAGTTTCACCGACGTTGATTCCGGGCGCACGGTATTTGCCGAAGCAAAAGGCTTTCCGGATCAGGTATACAAAATGAAACTCAAAATGTATCGAAACGGAGCGGGCGAGCACAAATTAGAAATCTGGAAAGGAACCTGGCGGAAACCTTATCTCGCTGAAGTATTTGATCCCGCAAAAGGAGGCGCAGTTGACACCGAATAAATCCCATGAAACACTGAATGCATTAGTGGGTTCACCGTCTCCATGGTTGCCACTATCTCCTAATCAACCTCGTTGCTTGTGAGAAGCATGGATGCTACATCCGAGTGACGAGGCGTCTCGGAACACGATATGAAAAAGATTAAGATTCAAAGCAAAGACATTTCGATAGTCAAGATCGAAACCATCAAACCGAATCCGAACAATCGCAATAAACACTCGCCCGAACAAATTGAGCGTTTGTGCGAAATCATTCGCTATCAGGGGTTTCGCATCCCGCTCGTTGTCAGCAATCAATCTGGCTTTCTCGTATGCGGACACGGCAGATTAGAAGCGGCAAAGAAAATGGGACTCGCACACGTCCCTGTGATCTATCAGGACTTCGAGGACGCACAGCAAGAGTACGCCGCAGGAGTTTCAGATAACAGCATCGGATCTTGGGCTGAACTGGATTTAGTTGGGATCAACGCCGACATCGGCGATCTCGGACCGGATTTCGATTTGGATTTGTTGGGCATCAAAGATTTCATGATGAACGCAAACATTCAAATTCCTTTGGAAGCGGAAAAAATAACTACGCAATTCATCATCGCCGTGGAATGTAAAAACGAACAAGAAATGCAAAAATTATTTGAAGAATTAAGCGAACGAGGATTTGAATGCAAACTTATCACGTGAAATTGCAAAGCGATGTTTCGAAATCATATCGATGTCAACGCGCTGCTGATAGTTTAGACATAGACGCGAAAAAGAAAAGCATTCATGAATTAACAATAAATGCGGATTTAAAAACGGAATTTTCAATCGGATTGATTGTCGGGGCCAGTGGGTCAGGCAAAACAACGCTCGCGAAACAAATGTTTGGTCAAAATTGTTTCAACGTCGTGATCGATGTTGATAAACCGATTATCGATCAATTGCCTGAAAAATTAAATTACGATGAATGCGCGGAAATGTTATCCGGCATCGGTTTAACTAGTGTCCCTTGTTGGATCAGGCCCGTTAAAACATTATCGAATGGGCAACGCGCACGAGCGGAAGCGGTTTTAAATATGATCGCGTCGAACGAAATCAACGTCATCGATGAATGGACATCCGTCGTCGATCGAACGGTGGCGAAAGTCATGAGTTATTGTGTTCAAAAATTTGCGCGTAAAAATAAAAAACGATTAATTTTGTTGTCATGTCATTACGACGTAATGGAATGGTTAAACCCGGATTGGGTGATTGATTGCAACAAACAAGAATTCGTTGATCGGAGGTTACTTCAATCACGCGAACGCAAAGAACGACTCAATTTCGAATTACGCGAAGTCGGGACGAACACTTGGAAATATTTTAGCAAATATCACTATTTAAGTGATCGATTGCCCGGCGGGAAAATATTCACATTTGGATTGTTTCACAAATCCGATCAAATCGGATTTCAATGTTTCGCAAATTATGTACCAGCACAAAAAGGGAAAACCCCGATTTTTCACAGCAATCGAACGGTCATACATCCCGATTACGCGGGGTTTGGATTGGGCATTAAAGTAATCAACGAAAGCAGCCAAATTATGAAATCTCGAGGATATCGCGTTATGGCTAAATTTTCGAGCGTTCCGATTTATCGCAGCATGATCAAAAACACAGCATGGCGTTTGTTGGAAACGAAGCGTCAAATCGGCAAAATGAATCACGGCGGTTCCATGATGCGAAGAACAGGTTATCGTGAAAACATCAAAACATTCAGTTTCGAATTCATCGGGATGAACAGCATGAAAGCAATTCCATGATTTCAAGCCAATGTCGCGGTTTGTCACGATTAATGAACAAACGGTTCACAGCGCGATCAAAATCGTTTTTTGATGCCTCGCTATGTTCTTTGATGAAAGAATGCGCTATATTCAATTCTAGCGCGGTTAAACGCATGTATAAACGACCAAGCATCGCGTGTTTTTTAAAAGAATCGAATTTCATTATGCGATCATTCATGTCAATCATTATAACACAATGCATAAATAACGCAATAGGTTAAATTATGGCTAGACCTAAATTGGAAATCGATAACGCACTCGTTGAAAAATTCGCACAAATCGGATGCAAAACTGTCGAAATCGCAGATCATTTCAAATGTTCGACAGATACCATTCAACGACGTTATGCGGCAGAATTAGCTAAAGGACGTTCTGATTTGAAAATGTCCATACGTCGATGGCAAATCGAATCCGCACAAAAAGGAAACGTCGCGATGTTAATATGGCTCGGCAAACAAATGCTCGATCAATCTGAAAAATTAGAATCGAAAGTCACCGCTGATGTAACCGAACATGTCACGCACGATACCCAGTTCGGCGAAGCCACGCCGAGCAACACTTAAGCTTTACACTCCGCATGAAGGTCAAAGACAACTTCACGCTTCAATTGCGCGATTTAACGCAATATGTTTTGGCCGGCAATCGGGCAAGACAACGTATGGTTTGAATAAAATCGCAGACAAAGCATGGATTGGGCCACGTGAAGGCATTTATTGGTACGTGCTTCAAACCTGGGAAGCCGCTCAAGTCGCATTCAAACGCATGATGCGATTTTATTTATCTGCTCCGAGCGCATTCGCAAAGAAACCTAACGAAAGCGATTTCTCGTGTCAGTTTTATCATGGGCCCATTATTTCGTTTAAATCGGGCAAAAATTATCAAGATTTGCGTATTGAAACCCTAAACGGTGTCGTAATCGACGAATATCGGCAACAACCGCCTGATTTATGGCCTCTCGTTATTCGCCCCATGCTCGCGCATAAAAACGGGTGGGCTGACATTCTCAGCACTCCGAACGGGTACGAACACTTTTACGATTTATTCAATGCAGCAAAATTAGATCCAGAATGGGCGACGTTTCACGCACCGAGCACCGTCGCTCCGTGGTGGACGCCGAAAGAAGTCGAATCAGCTCGCAATTCAATGTCAGAAGATCAATTCGCTCAAGAAATCTTAGCCGAGTTTCGCGAAATGGGCGCCGGCAAAGTCTATCTCGGACACGGGCAACATAACTGGCGCGAAATATGCCCGTTCTCGCTTGACGGATCCGCGAATGACCCGAATGTTTTATACGCGCCGTTCCTCCCTATCGTCGTCGGTATGGACTTCAACGTCAATCTGATATGCTGGGAATTGGGTCAACAACGCGGAAACGATTGGTGGTGGTTCGATGAAATCGCTCTCAAAGGCTCTCATACTCAGGAAGCTGTGCAGGTTCTTATATCTAGAGTGCGAGGCCATAAACCAGGAATTATTCTTGTGGGCGATGCAACGGGGAAAGCCAACAAAACGTCTGCCGTGGGTCAGACCGATTACACGATTATTCACAAGGCTCTCCGTGATGCTCAGATCCGTTTCGAGGATCGAACAACCGATTCCAATCCACCCGTCAAAGACCGAGTCAACGCAATAAACGCCAGACTCAAAGCCGCCGACGGATCCGTCCATCTCTGGTATCACCGAAAGAATTGTCACTACTTGGGTCGAGACTTCGACCGCGTGTCTTGGAAAGAAAACGCAAACGGAGCGATCCTCGATCAAACGAAAGATAAAGAACTGACTCACGCAAGTGACGCAGCGGGGTATCCAGTATTCACTCTAGGAACCGAAATGCAAAATGAAGTTGGAGTCATGAGAATTCTAAAGTAGTCTCAATTCATGCTCGTTAGAACTTTCACCGCCAGTTTGATTTCAAACGCAGACATGTCCTCAATAATCACGGTGCCGATGTTCAACGTGCTCAGCCAGGTCGATTTGATTCACGCGCTTTTCATTCAAAGCATTATCTCAGGATCTCCGAACGGTTCGATGAAACTTCAAACCGGGATCTCATACAACGGTTCGATTATTTGGAATGACATTCCCTACACGAATCAACTCGTCGTAGGCACTACGAATCCTCCGCAATGGAATCTCAGCGATCAAGGTTGGTTGAATCTGCAAATCGTTTACACGCCGAGCTCGGGTTCAGGCTTACTCACTGTGCTTATCGCGGGGAAAGGAAACTAATGTTCTTTAAGACATTATTTTTACTGCTTACGATGTCTTCTAAGGCATTCGCATCAGGCGGCTTCCCAGACAACGTCTACGTCGTTAACACGAGCGCGAACCCCGTTCCGATCACAGGATCAGTCACCGTCATGGGATCAATCACGGTGATCAACGCCAGCGTGGGAACTGTCGGGTCGCCGGTCCCGTCTCTCGCAACATTCATCGGCTTTCAAAATCAATCCGGCAATCTCGCACCCGTTATCTTAACCGCTGCCGGAGCGTTGCCAGTTGACGGAAGTGCTGTTACACAACCCATTAGTGCAACCTCTTTACCTCTACCAACGGGAGCAGCGACCAATGCAGAACTCGTCACCATCAACTCCACGCTCGGATCGCCTTTTCAGGCTGGCGGATCTATTGGTAACAGCGCTTTTGGGATCTCTGGTTTACTTCCTGCTTTTGCTTCTACTCCTCTTGTGGATGCTGCACAGTCAGGCACCTGGACCGCGGGTCGAACCTGGACGCTTTCCAACTCCACAGATTCGGTCAACATTGGTAATTTCCCCGCAACTGTCGCCGTCACGCAATCCACATCGCCTTGGGTAATCTCTGGTTCGGTTTCTCAATCCGGAACATGGAATATTAATAATATTTCAGGCGCAATCTCGTTACCGACTGGAGCGTCAACCGCTGCCAATCAAGCGACAATCATTGCCAATCAAACAAACGGCACGCAAGAAACTCAAGTCACGAACTTTCCTGCGACACAAGCGGTAACTCAATCGGGTACGTGGACCGTGCAACAAGGCTCTGCGCCGTGGTCAGTCAGTCAATCGGGCACTTGGAATCTAAACAACATCACGGGCACAATATCTCTTCCTACTGGGGCAGCTACAAACTCCGAACTGATTACGATAAATTCAACCTTAGGCAGTCCATTTCAAGCGGGCGGTTCAATCGGGAATACCGTATTCGGTGCGACTCAATCTGGGACTTGGACGACAGGGCGCACTTGGACACTCGGGCATTCGACAGATTCGATTCAAAATTATCTCAACGACGGCAGCGGCAATGCGATTACCTCTCAGATATCTGGTTCTCAGCGGGCTTTAGATGTTGGTATTAATGTGGCTGGCGTCCAAGTCGATCCTCGGACTCGCACTTGGAATTTATCTAGTGGAAGTGATTCTGTAGCCGCAGTTCAGTCAGGTACATGGAACATCGCGAACATAACCGGCACTGTTTCACTCCCGACAGGCGCGAGCACATCAGCGAATCAATCAACTGAGATTACAGCACTCAATTTGATCAACACGAATCTCGGAACCGTAATCGCGAATCAAACGAACCAAACCCAAGACACGATGATTTCAGATGGAGGCGGAAGGACTCTCGTAATCAAAGCACCTTCGACTGCGGCAGCGGCAACGGACAATTCGGCAGTTGTCGCTTTATCTCCTAATTCTCCTTTGCCGGCGGGTTCAAACAACATCGGATCAGTGAATCAAGGAACAAGCCCTTGGGTCGTTAGCGGCACAGTCACCGCTAATCAGGGCGGCGCACCGTGGTCTGTGAGTCAGTCGGGTACATGGACTACAGGACGCACGTGGACTCTTGCGAGCGGCACTGATTCTGTCGCAGCAGTACAAAGCGGGACATGGAACGTTGGCTTGAACGCAGGGACTAATACGATCGGGGCAATCAATAACACATCATCTACTTCCAGCGCGGGTCTTTCAGCTAATGGGAATCTCGTTGCAATGGCAGTGGGAAATTATTCGTCAGCAGTTATTTCAATCCAGGGCACATTCTCTGCCACGATTAACTTCACCGGGTCAAACGACGGCGGGACAACTTATTTCCCAATCGCAGCATATAATATGGGAAACCCTGGATCAGGATACTCCACGTCAACAACGACGACAGGGATATATTACGTTCCGCTTGACTACACCAACTTGGTCGTGTCTGTCACCGGATACGCATCTGGCACCGTGAATGGTTATGCATCGCTGCACACATTCGCTCCGATTCTTTATCCGACTACAGTCGCAGTTACTCAATCTACGAGCCCATGGGTTAACAACATCTCGCAAATTAATGGAACAACAATAGTAACAGCCGGTGTATCAGGATTGATTGCAGTTGGAGGCAATGTCGCGTCGGGTTCTTCAGACTCAGGAGATCCGGTTAAAGTTGGCGCGAAATATAATTCTACTCCCATCAGTGCATCTAATGGTCAGAGAATAGATGCACAAGCGTCTTCTGATGGGTCACACATCGTTGCAAGTCGATTCGCTTACGGACATTTCAGCACGGCGACAACCGTCACGGAAAAAACAGGCGAAGGAATATTGCACAACGTTTGTTACAACAAGCCTGTGAATGCATCATCGATGACGATTTACGATAACACCGCTGGATCAGGAACAATCATTGCGGCGCCCGGCCCCCCAAACGGAAACTCTCCGTTCTGTTATGAATACGACATCGAATTTACGACAGGACTCACGATAGTCACAGTGGGAACAGCGGACTGGACTGTTAGTTATAGGTAAGGAGAATTTATGGGATTTGTTGGATCAACAAACTTAGGCGCAGTAACGACAAACCCAGCAGCAGGTGCAGTGCTCGCAACGACGGGAAGTTTGACGACATCAACCCCTGATCATAGTGCAAATTATAAAATAGAAGTGTTTGCGTCATCTACTGCTGATGCGGTATTTGATTTACAATCGGTATTCAGTGGGTCGGTTGTTTCACATACTTATTTAATGTGCGCAGCAAACACATCAGTTCAACTGAAAAGCGATATATCGTATTCCATTCCAGACGGCGTTACACTTCAAGTTGTTAACGTAAATTCTGGATTGCTTGGAACCGTGCAAGTAAATATTTACTGGGCAATTGATACATTTAATTAGGAGATTTTATGAAAGACTTTATTCTCGCACATCCCATACACATCGGCGGTATAATCATTTTCGTTGAGCTCGCGATGCGTATGATTCCAAGCAAGCGCCCAAATTCTATCGCGCATTTTGTAGGTGAAAGAATCTCACGAATCGGTTATCACCTAGACAAAGTGCTACCTCAAAAACTTAAGTAGGGGATGTGATGAATCCGATGAATTGGAATGGAAGACATTGGGCTGTGTTTACTTGTGTGGTCTTAATGGCTCTTGCGATTACGAGATCAGCAAGATCCGCGACGTGCGAAGTGCTTTACAGTCAACCGCCTATTTACGTCTGTCACTAAGGAGTATTTATGATGACTTATCTTTTAGGTGCTAACGCTCCGGTCTGGGAACAAGTAGTTCTTGGTGTAGCAATGGTCGCTCTCGCAGCGTGGGTCGTGTACGTCACGATTCAATATTTCAAATGAGCTGGCAACTGATCGTCGCACTTGTGCTTGCGGAACTCGCCGAAGCCAGTGATTGCGTCACAACAAACATCGGCCTTGCAATCGGAGGCAAAGAAGCAAATCCTTTGTTCAACTGGATGCCCGCCGAAGTCGCGGCAATCGTTCAATGGCCTTTGAAATTAGGGCTTCCGATTCTTTTTACTTGGTTGAGTTATCACTTTGAGGGCAACACAAATCTCAATCTGATCATGCCCGGAATCTTTATCGCTATCGGTGCTTACGCGGGGATTAAGAATTACATTTTGATCAAGGAAATTGAATCTGAGTGATGGCCAGTAGCTCAGTTGGTAGAGCACCCGGCTGTTAACCGGGCGGTCGTTTGTTCGAAGCAAACCTGGCCAGCCAATTTATTCTGAATCTATGTTAAAATTTATTCCATGATGATCTTTCTGATCATAATGATGTGCGAGAATCTCATTTTTCATTTCCTGATGTACGGTGAGATGGTGGACATCAAGAAATCTATGAAACAAGTCAGAGGACATCAATACAAGGAATATGAGAAAGAAATTCAATGGCTCGCGAGTTGTAACACGAACTTAGACAGGGATGAGAAGCGGGACTCGCCCGTGATCATAGACAACACCCAAAGTTAATACGGGCTTGAATCGGTCATCTTTACCGTAATGAAACGCATAGGCATCGCGATCAATCATACATCCGACGTTCATCGACCAAATCATTTTGTCGTCTGTTTGCACGTAGCAAAGACCTGGGCTCGCGTGAAGGTGTCCGAACACGCTTGAATACCGACCTATTTCGGCCTGTAACCGATACGGCGTTTTACCTGAACAATCTAAGCCGTGTTTAAGCCAGTAATGTTCTTTCTCTGTCTCAATGAACCAACGCTTGGCCCATTTCCAACTATCCGGCGTTTCTAGAACGTCTTGATAGCGCCTCATCATTTGAGACGGGATTTCTGCTGCAGCGGCTTTCTTTGCCCAACGCTGACCGTGATTCGATTCAGCGATGTACATCGTTGGAAACGCTTTAATCCATTCCTTTATGATGCGCTTGCAATCCGAGATTTCACTATTGGGTGTGTGAGCGGCGTCTGGGTCTTTCGCATACATCGATCCAAAATACTGATCGACTTCATCGCCTACGCACAAAATGTCACGGTTTGATATTTTGTAATGCTTTTGGATGTACAAGCACTTATCAAGTGCGTATTCGTATTCGAACGGGATTTGTAAATCGGATATTACCAATTGAGTAGATCCGAATTTCATTACTCTAATCGTGAGGCTTTTCTTGACAGCGCACAATTCGCAGCGCAACATCAATTCAAAATGAAGCCTCTTACCGATTCGAATAACTACAAAGCTTTCATCCAAAGCCGCGATCAATCTTTAGAGCGTTACCTCGCCAGGTATTTGACTGCCATTGATCGCATCGTAGATTCACTTAAAAACCGATGCAAAGAAGTCGCAAGTCACATCGCAATTCAGGAGGTATCCCGTGAAAAAGCCAAAGCCAATCGGCGAATGTTCGATCAACGAATCTCTCCGTGGTTTTCAATGGCGTCTAAACGCGCTTCTGAACTCCTCACACAGATGCGAAAGACCACGTACACTCTCTCCTATATTGGTCAGGCTGAAGCTATTGGTCGAGCAATTGGAAAAAGAACTCGCTACGAGCTCGCTGCCCGCGACATTGACGAAGCTTCCAAAGAAGAAATGACTCATGGTGGAAGACATGAAGACCGAATCGAGATGCATTTTGATGCACTGAAAGCCAAAGTGATTGCTGCGTTTCAACTCTCGCAAGTCCTTGAAAGCCCTGTAGAAGAGGTGTTGGATCGGATTGAACGCGCGTTTCCAAAGCAAACGAAGATGAAGCGCATCAGTAAACTCATCGCGCCCATGCGTGAGGCCGCCCAAGATAAGAAGCGCGAGGGTTGGTCATTTGGAACGATCGACGAAGACGAGTGGGAGAAAATCGTCGATGACTATCTCAGCGATGAAATCCCGTTCGGACGTTCGCCTGAAGACAAGATTATGACAGGCGGCGTAACACCGGAAGGTGAAGACGAATTCATTTATCAATGGCAATTGGAACAGGAAGTCACAGACGATTTTGTCTCACAAGTGCGAGACGGAGAGATTGATTCAGCTAACGAAAATGGGATTACAGATTTCCAATGGATTGCTATCATAGATGGGAAGACAGATGATTGTTGCCTTTGGAGAGACGGCTTGACATCGGCAGAAATCGAGAGTCAATTAGAGAACGAACATAAAGGCGATGATTGTGATGCAACAACTCCGCCGGCACATTTTAATTGCAGGTGTCGTGTTGCTCCGATGACTGATGACATGCCAAAAGAGGAACCGGCTGACTATGGTGATTTCTTGGATTGGTTGAACACGAAAGCGGAGAGTGCATGAGAATCTTAAAGCCGCGCAAGAAAGCGCCCGTTCTTCCAGTCGTACCTGAAACAAATATGACCGAGCGTAAAATGGCGCTCAGAGTTTTGAAAAGCGATAATTTTTTCCAAGAAGATCGCTACGAATTCGACGACACATTTAGGCCTGGAAATACCGCTAATTTCGCGTCTGTTCACACGATGCAAGAAATCATGAGTCATCTTGAGCAATGCAAAGAAACAGAAGCGGAAGGAATATTCTTAGAAGTCGCATCCAACGGCGTGTATCGCTATCGTCGTTTGTCGAATAAAGAACAAATCAAAGAAGCGTGGCAAAAAAACTCAAGACTCAAGAAAATGAGGGAGGCAAAATTCCGTGAAGACACATTCGCAACCGACGGCGGACCTGGATCTAACGGAGGACTCATCGGAGACGATTACACCCCGCTTCTCGGTGGGCCATTTAATAAACAGCCCTATCTCTATGATTACCTACGAGCACATGCATACGCTTTCCAGCAATATCATCATGAGCCTTTTGCTAGAGCAATCATCCATATCACGCGTGATTTTGTACTCGGAGGAGGATATCGAATCGATTGCGAAGACCAACGAGCCCTCGCCATGTGGAGAGCCTTTGAGCAAGTAAATCGTCTTGAGCAAATGATGGAGCAAGTTGTAGTCGAAGGGTCGACATACGGTGAAAATATGATTTGGTGGGTGCCGAATCAATCGACGTTCATTTCGTGGAACGTCGCTCCAGGGCAAGAACCCGCACAAGGACTGATCCCACGCATTCGTTTAATTGACCCATCTACTTGTTGGGAGGTCGTGACGTTCCCTGAAGATATTACGCGCGTGCTTTATTATCAGCTCGTATTTCCAACTCAGTATCAGATTTACACAGGTCGAATGGCGGGCGCTACTGTTCCCACTTCGAAATTCATCATGCAGCAATTGCCCGCAGAAGACGTGATGCATTTCAAATACAATTCAATGAGTAACGAAAAGCGCGGACGTTCTGATTTGTTCCCAATCTTCGGATATTTGAAATGGATTCGTGATTGCGTGAATTACAAACTCGTCGCTGAAAAGAAACAGTCCGCATGGACCGAAGACATTATCGTGCAAGGATCTCAAGCGGACGTAGACGCGCTTACAAACGCGTTGGGTTCCTTGGGGGAATTCGAGCCAGCAGGATCAAGGTTCATTCACACCGATAAGATCAAGCGCGAATATTTAGCGGCTGCGGCTGGGGGAAAAGAAAGCGATGCATTTACTTGGGGACTTAATATGGTCGCAGCAGGATCGCAAATCCCGGTCACCTATTTCGGACTATCGCATAGTGCAGGACAAACACGGGCGAGTGCTCTTGTTGGAACTGAACCCGTCGCAAAGAAATTCGAGCGGAGACAAAATGAAGTCAAACGAATCCTCGAAGCAATCTGGCGTAAGTTTCAAGACAGTTATGGCGTTAAAGACGCGGAGTGTGAAATCACGTTTCCCGAAATTATCACTCAAGATCGGTCGGCAAAACTCAAAGACATTAAATTTGTTGAAGATTGTGGTTATTTGTCCCGTTCCAAGGCCGCTCCGATGGCTGTCAAGGAGTTGGATGTCGACAATTACGATTACGATCAAGAAAAGATTATCATTGCTCAGGAAGAAAACCCGCCTATTATGCCTACAGTTGGTGCGCCTCTTACAGCTCCGCCGGCGGTGGGCGGAAACCCTGGCAACATGGCGCCCAAGCCCGCAGCAGCGAATCCAGCCCCCGCGTCACCTTCCTCATCGGCGGTGACTCAAGGCGAGAGACGTAACGTGGACATGAACAGCAGTCATTGATTTGGCCCCCCAAGGCCGTAACTGAACGAAGGAAAGAAACGCGAATGTAGATTGTCGATCAGAGATGCACAACTCGAAGATATTCTAGCGGATCCGCATAAGTACGGACTTCCTACGTTTTCAGAGTTCTGCAAAAACAAAGCGAAATGGATGCCCGATCCTATGGCTGAGATCAACTCCGTGGATCGCGGCGACCCGATGCTGGGATGCTTCCAAAAATATTTCGTCGAAGACAAACGTGGCAAACGCTTTGGCCCACTGCCTCTAGAAATGATTGAAGCAATCTCCCTAGACATGGGATTGAGTTTAGAGCATGATTTTATAAAAGACCCACAACTTCGCCCCAACGGAGCGGGAGGCTTTTTCAACGAAGTAACTTTCCGGCCAAACCCGATGGCCATTAAGAGAGTGAATACGTGAAACAGTACTCGCAATGCGAACACGGCGGCCCGACGTTCAGTCTGCTAGTGAAGAATCTTCAAGATCATTTCAGAAGCGCCGGCAAAGAAACTGCTGGCACAAGCGTTGGCGCTCCTCAAACCCGAGCGGATCCAAAACAGATTCAGCACGAAAAAGAAGCGAAACCCGATCATACCGACAAATGGAAAAGCTGCGTTAAAGACGTAAAGAAAAAGGGCAAAGTAGACAGCCCCTATGCTGTATGTACAGCAAATTTAGGGCCCTCAATCAAAGCCAGCGCAAAAAAAGAAACCAACGCAAATCCGATGCCAACGAAGCAAAAGCAAGCCAAGAAAGAAAACACGAAAGATTTAAGGTTTATCGGACGATTCAAGGAAGTAAAAGAGTCCGGCGCTCAACCCGAAGGCCGTAGATTCCGTGTTGTGCTTTTGCAAGAGGGCATGGGAAATCTAGCCGATTGTTTTTATTACACTCCAGCCGCCCTTCAATCCGCGATTCCACTTTATGAAGGCAGTCAATTCTTTATCAATCATCCCGCTAAGACAGAAGAACAGGACAGGCCCGAGCGGGACGTGAGAGATGTCGCAGGCTATTTCGAAAACGTCGATACCGAAATAGATAAAAACGGTGTCACAAATCTTTGCGGAGATCTTGTCTTGATCAACGGCCCAGCTTATGAGCGTGAGCGCGCGCTGATCATGGAATCACTTTCTTATGAGCTCAAACATCCCGACAAGGAACTTGTAGGGCTTTCAATCAACGCATCCGGTGATTTTCAAACGATGGGTATCGAACAATTCATGAACGAACAGCCCGTACCCGATGCGTGTAAACCAAAACTTTTAGAAGCATTGCAGAATGGAATCACCATGATGCGACCGGTCCAAGAAATCGATTCCGCCGTTTCTTGCGATTTAGTTACGACAGCAGGTGCCGGCGGAAAAATATTACAACTTCTCGAAGGGGGAAAAAAAATGCCTAAGCAAGAAGAGGCTAAACAGGAAGAAAAAAGTAAGGAAGCTGCGGGCGGAACCGTCGGCGCAGAACCCGGCAAAGAAGCTGGCTCGGACGGCGCTGCAGACGGACAAGATGGTTCACATCCTGACGCTCAGCAAGACGAACAGCTTATTCAAAGCATGATGAAGAAATATTTGGGCGACGGTTTCTCTGACGAAGACAAATCAATGGCCCATGAAGCTTACAAGAACGCCATGGAAATGGGTCTTGATCACAGCGAAGCAATGAAATGTGCGGGCTATCACATGAAGATGGCAAAACACGTGCAAATGAAACAAGCCAAGCAAGAGGAAGCTGGTGCCGGTGACGGCGCTCAGCCCGGTGGAAACCCGAAAGGCGTTGCCAATCCTCCTTCAGGCGGCGGCGGAATGGATGGTAAAATGAGTCAAGAAAAAGGTGTCGCTACCGATTTCGGCGAATCAAACAAGAAAACTGATGTAGTTCGTTTGGCTGGCGAAGTTGCGAGACTTCAAGAGCAACTCAACGCGATCAATCTTGAGAAACACGTTGACAAAACTCTTCGTGAATCTCGCTTGCCGATGAATGTGACCAAGAAGTTTCGTGAAGCAATCAAAGGTGTGAAGTCTGTGAAAGAAGTGAACGATAAGTTTAATCTGTTCCGGGAAGCATACGGGCTTGGCGGTGAGGCCACAGGCGGGTTTATCCTCGGTGCGGAAAAGACGGGCGAAGTAGGCGAAGCTGCTATCAGTTTTGCTGACTGCGCTGAATAATTAAAAGGAAAGGTGATTTATGGCAATTACTGCTGCAACCTCTTCTTATGATCGCATTATCAGAAGTAGTGCGAATAATGGGAAGAGTCTTTTCGAAGACGGAAAGGCTGGGGTTAGCTCATCGAGCACTTGGTATCAAGGCGATCTGCTTTGTTACGATACCTCATCCAATATCCTCCGTGTGGTCGCCGCTACGTCGGACGCTGCTACTTTTGTCGGTATCGCTGACAACCAAGTAGCTTCTGGTGTTCTTTATGGTCCGTATCAAGGATTGACTCCCGTTGATGCCGCTCAAAAGAGCCCTGGTTTCGTCGGTCCTAAGTACGGCGTGTCTGCAAATATGATCGCAAATACCGGAGACACTTTCGTTTTCGGTGCTAAGGTTTATTTGCTCAATGGTGGAACCACTCAACAAGTCACAGTGACAGACCCAGGCGATCATAACTACATCGGCATTTATGTCGGTTCCGGTTTAACGTCTGCTGCCGCTGGCGCTTTGGTTCCTTGTTTGCTTGGCGCTCGCTATCCTGCGGCTTCTGCTGCTGGTTTGAATTTCTAAGGAAGGGAGAAAATATATGGAAACTACTTCGATTAAACTCTCCCGCAGAAACAGCGCGGAGCAGAACAAGAAGATGAAAGAAAAGGCCGTCTGGGACAATAAGGAAATGAAAGAGTTTCGTGAAAAAGTCATGCGCGAGCATGGCCTTGACATGAAAAACTCGAAAGCACTTCCTTCGAGTGACCCAGGTTTTAACTGGAGCAAATTCAAGGCTAAGACGATGCGTGAGACAAACAGCGCATCTGCTCAGGCACAATTGCTCCGAGCCGGTGTTCAGACTGCGGTCAATAACCTCTACCCAGCCGTTAAGACTGAGTATGAGAATTGGGCGCACGTGATTGCTTCGAGTCGTGACACGGAACTTTATGCTCCGCTGAACGCTCTCAGCTTTCCCGCTGAACTCGGTGATGGCGAAACGTATATCGAATCAAACGTGTTGGGACTCGACATCAAGCTTCGTAATAAGAAGTTTGGTCAGTTGTTTCCTGTCTCGTTTGAATTGATCGACGACGACCAGACCGGTCAGTTTGCTCAAAAGGTCGGCGACATGTCTGATTACGCTGCTCTCGTTTGGGAAGTGTACGCTTACGGTAAGTTAGCGTCCGTTGCCAATATGAGTTACGGCGGGTTGAATGTTCCGACTTCTGAAACCAAACCGTCTTATGAATCTAACTATCCTTGGAGCACTTCGCTTTACGGCGGAGGCGCTACCATACCGGGCAGTTACGGTGCATTGACTCAAGCGAATCTACAATCTGCATACACGGCATTGGAAAACCAATTGAATTTACAAGGTTTGAAAATGAACGTGATACCGGACAAGATTCTCATCGGTCCATATTATCGCTGGACTCTCGCAACTCTGCTCAACTCGAATTTCTATCCGAGCGGTGCAGCCAGTGCGGGCGCAGTCGGCGGTGCTCTTGCAATTAACGTATTGCAAGGAGTAGGCGATGCAGTCATTAGCCGTTTCATGTTCGATCAAAACGGTTCCGTGAATGCGAACTCTAAGCGTTGGATTATCTGCGACAGCAGCAAGCCAGCGTTCATTGTTCAAATTCGTGAAGCCGCTAAGGTAACTCAGGAAATGCCTGAAGCCGGTGCTGGTTTCGAGCGAGATGTTTATCGCTGGAAGCTGACACTCAGAGGAAATGCGGACTTCATTGATCCACGTTTCTTTTACCAAGGAAGTGACGGATCAGTTTAATCCACGGCCATATTTGCGCGGGTTTGGTTCCTTCGTTTTCCCGCGATTTTTAGTGGATTAGGGGTGCCCGGGTTGGGGCTTGGGCACCCCACTTAAAAACGAAGATCAAACGAAAGGAAAATCATGTTCGGATCCAAAGAAGTAAAAAAAACGAAGTTAGACAAAAACAACCCAATTGGCGCAGCGCAACTCCCTTCTCCCGAGAAGACTACGCAAGTGTGGAGGAAAGAACCCACGTCTCAAGAGAATAAAGAAGTGTTGACTATTGCTGGCAAGATTGCAAAGTCTCCGATCTATTGCAGAAACTACAAGATCCCGAATGCGATCAGGCATTTCCCGGTAGAACCTTTGATGCGCACGGTAGATAAATATTTTCAGTTCGCAGACGGCGGACCTCTTTGGGTCGACGAGCCGGTCAGTGAACGCGACGTGATCAATTGCCGAAGAAAAGCGGAAGCCATGGCAAAAGAAAAAGCGCGCTACGCTTATATCGAAAAAGACATGACATTAAACGACGTTTTGGGACAACTTGACTCACATCAGAAGGAAATGGAATGGGCTGGGTAGATTCACCTACTGCGATTCTCGCTCTCAGATCCACGATCTTCGATGGTCCTATGGACAAGCGCGTCGTGAACAAAAAGGTTCTAGGCGTCGTCGACGGCGTGAATATCACGTTCATGACGTTTGAATACAGGCGTGTTCAAAACTTCACGACAGCCGTTTTTCCTTACGGATTGTTCATTAACGGCGTTCAAGTTCCGACTGCGAACGTCGTCAATGACGACAACGAAGACACGGGCGTGTTTCAGCTCACTACGACAATACCAGGCGCTAGAGACACATTCACTGCGACGTATAACTATCAATGGTTTCAGGATTCAGACCTCGACGGGTTCCTTCAAACCGCGTCGAACTGGTTGGGTTTAACTTCGAATTACATCGCGATTCCTGATGGGTTGAATCCTGCTGCGATTGATTTTGCTGCGCGTGAAGCGTATCGATCTGCTGCGTCGAAATACATGACGAGGCTTTCTAATGTGTTTCAATTAGAAGACGCCCCGAGCGAGGAAGTGATTAAGGCCGCTGATTCATGGAAAGAAATGGCCCAAGATTTCTTAGATAGCGCTCAGACTATGAGAGCGAGTTATTATTCACGTCAAGATCAATTTGAGTCGCCTTTGTTTGCGCTGGGAACAGGCCGCGTCCGAGATCCGGTGCCGAGGCGATAATGGCAACGGGGGGAATACAAAAGACGCGTAACGCGATTGAAGAAAACCTATTAGGAATGGTTCAGCGCGGACGTTCGATCTCGTCTTTCTTGAACAGAAACATTTTCAATCAATATAAGAAAGCCCAGCAGATGCGTTGGCAGACCCAAAACGCCTCTGAAACAGGTCAATGGCAAGCACTCAATCCTGAATATGCGAAGCGAAAGAGAAAGAAATATGCCGCTTATCCTGGCGGTGGAACGCAAGTCATGATTGCGACATCTCATCTCGCTGAAGGTGCTCAAGGCGCAAACCCAGGATATTTTTACAAGCTTGTAACCGATACTTCGTTCGTAATTGGAATCAATACAGGCGCGATACCTTACGCGGTCTATCCAGGGGAACTCCGCCCTTACATGGAATTTGCAGACGCGACGATTGAAGATTGGGAATCTCAGATCATGGATTACGTGGCTAAGAACAAGGTGGTGGAATAATGGACTACCGAAAACTTGCCGAAGGCACTGTAACGAACATGATCACATACATTCAATCCAATATCTCAGCCGCTTTAGATACGGTCGGAGCGAATGCAACCACTCCTCCGTCGGTAAACATCCCGAACCCGAAAGAATATTTTATTTTCCCTAAGCCTCACGGATATCAATTGCCAGCGATTTTCGTTCTTTGTGATGACTTTGATTTCAATATCGACAAGATGAAATCGAACTTCGTTAACGCGACAGTAAAAGTAAACGTGAGCGCTGTGATTGAAGGACAAACAGAAGACGAAACGACTTATGTAACGTGGAGATATTTATCTGCGCTGCATTCAGTGTTGGATCAGACTCCTATTATTTCAACGGATAATCTTTTGAAATTAGTTGTTGTCGTTTACCATGCAAGCTTCTCGCCTCTTTACATGAGAACGGAAAGCAATGGCGATGGAGGAAAGTTTAGGAAAGAGATTGTTTTGAAGTGTGACGTAACCCATTTGGAAAACTACTAGGTTCTTGGAGGGACTTATATGAGCACAAGTACAGCAAACATTACCCCTACCAACATCGCACTCTCTCCAATGAGAGTCATGTTTAACGGGGTAGATCTTGGAGGCACGTTAAACGACGTGGCTATCACCATTAACTACGACATGGCCGACATCAAAGTCGATCAGTTCGGCAAATCGATTGTCGATCAAGTCGTTTGCGGACTCACTTATTCGGTGAAGTTCACGCTTGCCGAAGCAAAGAACATGGATAATTGGAAAGTTGCTTTCCCGTCGATGCATGAAATCATCAACGGCGGAAACAAGTCGATGTACTCTGATATGCAAATCGGCGATCATCTTTATCCTAAAGCGCAGCAGCTTTTGCTTCACCCTCTTGAAAACGCTAACTCTGATTTGAGTCAAGATTTCTTGTTTTATAAAGCGTCTACCAAGAACATGTCTGAAACCAAATACGGTCCTGACAAACAATCGGGCCTTACGGTTGAATTCATCGTTTACCCAGACGTTACGGTCAGTCCTGCTCGTTATATGACTCACGGAGATCCTTCAAACGGAATGACTCCTGCAAGCGCTGCGAGCCCTGTCCCTGGTTCAAACACCGGAAACGGAACGATTACCAATGTCAGCGTGTTCAACGGCGTGACGAAGACTGAAACCATTACGGCTCTCGTATTGGATTCTAGCGTTTCAGGAAACAATGTTCTCGTGACTGGTTCGATCAGCGGTGCTCTTGGATATTGTTTCGTTGCTGCTGCTAGCGCTTCATTCGTGAATTTCATTCCGACAACGGGCTCTCCTGATGTGATCAATTTTAAAGTCACACAAGGAAGCACTCAGTTTGCTGCGAACGATTCATTCACGATTGCAACGACTGCGTCAAATTTCAGCTAAGGAGTCTAAATGTTAGGAAGGCTTTTTAAACTGACTCCTGCTCGTCAAGCGATACCAAGTGATGACACTAGGGTGATAGTAGATTTGGACAGAGTCGTTAACGATCCGGTCGGGTTTCGTTGGAAAGGAAAAGTTCATCTTATTAAACCGATGGACACAAAAACTTTCCTCAAGGTTACGAACGAACTCGCCGGATTGGAGGCGTTGAGGAAAAAACCCGAAAAAGTAAGTCAGAAAGAAATTCTTTTGGCCTACTGGAAGGTATTTCATGCCGCTGTCGGAACCATTTCTTGGGCTGACATTCAGGATATGACTTTACCTCAAATCGGAATATTGACCTCGCAAATTATGGAATGCGTGAGCGGAAAAGCTTACGCGGACTCTGCTCAAAAAAAAACTCTAGAGAGTCAACCGACGGAACAGGCAGCAGTGTAGAAGGCCTCAAAATTGAGGCGACGATGTTGATTGCTGAAGTTTGCCATTATTACGGGTGGAGTGTAGATCACGTCCTTGACATGCCAGCGAAAAGATTTTTCGCGATGCTTGAGGCGTCTCGCATTCTTAGAGGCCAGGATTATCTTTACGATTGCTGGACCTCAAGAGCCGGTCAAATGGACAAACAAGGTTTTCTTGACACGGTGGATTTCTTTCAGCGCTACGGAAAGCCCAAAGAACAATCTGAATTTTTCAAGCCAGGCGAGCGCGGGCCAGCGACCATCAAACCTAGACAAGAATTGAAAGGCGAAGAGGCAAGACAAGCCGTCATGGGTGCGTTTGCGAAAGACAATCGTATCAATCGAAGGGTGAAGGTGACGCACTAAATCATGGCTGGTGACGATAACTCAACCCAATTTCGCTTAGACCTTGACGCGTCTGACTTCATTGATCAGGCGCAAAGTGCTGCTCAGGCGATCAACGGGATCGGGGATGTCGAAGGATTGTCCGGGCTTCTCGAAACCTTAGGCGAGATGACGCCGGTCATCGGAGCAGTCGGAACCGCTTTTATCGGACTTAAGGCGACAATAGGCGAAGTTTTCGCAGCGGAAAAAGTCGAACAGACGGAAGCGCAATTTCAAAATCTCTCGAATACGGCTGGCGTGTATTCCGAGAAGCTGAAATCCGGGTTGATGGACGCGAGTAAAGGCTGGGCTGATCAAACGTCCGTCATGGAAAGTGCTAACAAGGCTCTCACAGAACTCGACGGCGGGGCAGAAAAGTTACCTGAAGTAATGACTATGGCGCGTCAAGCGACAGCAGTCTTCGGCGGCGACATGCTTCAAAACTTCGATATGATCTCCCAGGCGATTGCTACGGGCAATACTCGGATGCTTAGGCATATCGGTATCACCGTCGACGCGAAACAAGCCTATATCGAATATGCGAAAGAATTAGGGGTAACGGTAGACTCACTCACCAAGGCGGATCAGCAGCAAGCGTTGATGAATGCCGTGCTCGAAAAAGGTGCTAAGCAATTCGCGGGTGTGAATGAAAGCCTGACACCTGCAATCAATCTCTGGCAGCAGTTTAAAGCCACGATGACCGAAGTTGGTGAAGCCGTAGCATTAGCGATCAACAAGATTGCGGGCCCAACCGTTATCGCAGCGCTTCACGGGTTGTCGAGTGCCGCTAAGGACGCGGGCGATTTCATCAAAGAACATTTCGGATCCGGTGCCGAGCAAGCGGCGCTTCGTACGGAATCTCTCGCCAAGAAGACTTTAGAACTCAAAGCTAACATCATTCAGCTCCAACAAACTCAGGAAAAAAACCCAGGAATGTTTACCGCACAAGACGCGGTAAATCTCGAGCTCTATAAGAAACAACTTGCCGAAGTCGTAGAAGAATCCAAGAAAGTCATGACGCAAGATCAAGCGTTTCAAGCCCAGAAAAAAGCCCAAGAGGGTCAAGTCGCTGCTGGCGCTAAGTCGAACGAAGAAGCCAATCAAAAAGAACGCCACGAGAAGATGAAGGCCCAAGAAGCGAAGTTCGCCAAAGACATGGACGCGCTTGATCGTCAAATGACGCAGGAAGAAATCAAGAACATGGATTCCGTCGAGGAAGCGACGAAACTCTATAACAGACAACGCTTAGAAGACGCGAAAAAAGTTGACGAACAAATCACTCAAGTCAAAGAAAAGCAACACAAGCGTGAGCTCAACAATGCTCAGGCCGATAAAGAAATCGCGAAACTCAACGAAATCAAAGACAAGAAAATGGAGCAAGACGATGCCAAGCTTGCTCAAATGCAAATTCAAGCTTTGAATAATTATCAGGCCGAATCTTCAAATATCTTCGAAGGCGTCGCGCGTGGTTTCCAAACCATGTCGATGAAGAATACAATGGCGCTTAAAGATTTCGGTCAATTCGGAGACAAAACGGCCCAAAGTTTCGGTAATCACATGTCTAACGCATTCGCTCAGATCGGATCAGGAGCAAAGAGCGCGAGCGATGCTCTCAGTGGCGCATTTGAAGGCATGGTCGGTGAAATGGCGACCAATTACGGTCAAATGATGTTCTTGGCTTCCGTATTTCCTCCAAACCCTGCGGGGCTTGCTGCGGGTGCAGCTCTCATGATGCTAGGCGGAATGCTTTCAGGAATGGCAGGAGGTGCTCCGTCTATGGCGGCTGGAAGTGCTGCGACATCAGGCGGCGGACTCGCCGGCACTGCTGCAAACCCTGCGCAACCCACTTTGGGAGGCGGAATGAATACAGGTCCCGCTAACGTCACGATTGCAATTCAAGGTAATATGTTGATGAGTGATCAGACGCAAAACTGGTTAGTGCAACAAATTAGAGGGGCAGCAGATGCCCAAGATTTCAAAATCCAAAGTGTAGGGGGCGGACTCTAATGGCTTTACGAAATAGTAGTTTGTTTCTTTACGGCCTCGAGGTCACGCCTACAAATCAATACATCACGTTTGGAACTACTTCGCTTGAAGTGGGATCGCTTGCAAGAACTGCTCAACTCAATCTTGGATTCTATTCTCTCACATCTCTCTCGGTAGAAGTCATCCGAGCATTCACTGCGGCAGATCCGCTTCATATCTACGATTGCACGACTGATCGAACTATTATGGGCGGTCTACAAAACCGCGTCACAATTACAACCAACGGAGGTTATCTTAGCATTTATTTCTTGACTGGAAATCCCAGCAACCCCGCAACGCTTTTAGGATTCAACACAGCAGATTATACGGGCGCAACAACATACACCGGATCTGCTAGTGCGGGAACCGCATTCGTTCCGAATCTCACGCAATCCAACACGTTTGTAAATGGATTTACTTTCTTGCCGACACAAGCGATGCAGAAAAATTTTGGTTCGGTGAACGTCAGCGCATCGGGATTAAAAGAAGCAATTGTTTTCAGTATCCAATTCTTTTGGCAGGTTCAATTCAAATACATCATGGAAGCGACGCTGCAAAGTGATTGGTATCCTTTGGTGCAATGGATGATTCAACAAAGACAGCTTGATTTTACGCCAGACGTGACACAACCTAATACGTATTACAACGGAACTTTGGATGACCCTGATCAGGGATTGTCTTTTGATTTTGAGGAAATGCTTCCAGAATTTCCCTTCCAATATTCCACGCCGTTAATGAAGTTTAGGCAGACAAATGAAAGTTAGAGGGGAATAAAGAATATGTCAGGCGTGTTGGACGGTCAACCAGTAGATGCCTCCATAACTAATGCCGCATTTATTACAAAAAACGGTAACGACCAAGATCCGTCTCAACTCGATTTTATTTCTTCTAGTCCTGCTTCTGGCCCTTCAGTTATCGACATTCAAAAAAACGTAAACTCCATCGCTTCTTTCTTAGGTGCTCTGACCAATCAAATTTACAATTACCTTCCCACTTGGGCGACAAATAATCGTGGGACATCAACTGACAATGTAAAAGCTAGAGCTGCAGCTCTGGATTTAGCATTTGATGCAACTTCAGGCCATAAACATACGGGCGCGTTTGGTGATGGTCCTCTCATCGCTTCATCTAGCATCGCAGGATCTCCTCTTTACGGATATATCATTCAAGGAACTGACATCATCGGGGTTTCAAGTTCTAGTTCAGATGTGAGTTCTCAATTTTCTTCTTCGACTCCTTCTACTGGAAGCAATGTCGCAGGTGTCGTCGTAAACAATCCTCAAAACAAAGTAATCATCAGAAATTCTGCGACAGACAATCTCTATTCGGACGGATCAGGAAATACAGTTTACGGTCGCATAACAAATTCTGGATCGACATGGACTCTTTCGTATTACACAGAAGTCACTGGAGTTGAAACCGCGTACACGTTCGGAACATCATCAGGAATCAGATTTTACTATCAACTCCTTTCGCCAATTCTTTATGCGTTCAACTCCCCTTACGATATTTTGTCTTATATCATCGCAAATTTAGGTTCTGGAAGTGGTGGAAGCGGAGGCGGAACAGCATATGCGGAAACTCCTACTGGCGTAATCAATGCTTCAAACACTTCATTCACACTTTCACACACGCCTGGATCTCAAGCTGGTACATTTCTGTTCTTTGATGGGGGAATTTATCCCGACAATTTGTGGAGTTTGACAGGATCTACAATTACATTCAATACCGCGCCGCCTTTGGGAACCATTCTTTATTGCATTTACAACGCAACAATGGGAGGCGGTGGATCAAGTCTCATCGAAGCGCACGGGAAAATAAACACTCCTGTCGCAATTGATCCCACTGTAGGTATCCCGGCTTCGACTGCAAATGATCAAGTTTGGTGGATAACTCCTAGTACAATTACGGTTGGGTCTATTCCGATTACTGCATCTCCACAAATTTCTGCTGGCGTCACCGTAGGTCAAAGATTGACGGTGTTTGGTGTCACGAGCGGATCAGGGGGATATCTAAAGATAGCGAATGGGTCTGGAGTTTATTCAAACGGTGATTACAACATGCTCACGGGTCAGGGCATCGTTTATATGTGGAATGGATCTCAATGGCAATTTGTCAGCAACGCAATCTAACTCAAGGAGGATATAAAATGAAAAAGTTAACTATCTTGGTAGCTCTGCTGTGGAGTTCTACAGCACTCGCTACCACGCCTACAATCAAACAAATCGATGACATCATGAATTCAACGGGTGGAAATTCCATCGCTGTTCCTAACGGTGGATCAAGCGATAGTTTCGCAACTC